GGACTCGTTACAGTGGTTCCCAAAAAGTTGTCCGCTAAAGTCACAGTGTGCGGATCGGATGAGACGTCTACCGACGCGATCTCATACGACGTGTTATCCGAGCTGACTCGGAAGTAGTCTCCCGCAGCGGCCCCCGTGAAGTTCTGGGCGCCTACGCCAGCAGATGTCACGGAGGTCACCGTAGTAGACCCGTTCGTGACGTTCGCCTCGCCTGAGGTGATCTTAGCGTCCGTTGTGAAAGAGTCTCTGTGCAGGCCCCACCTGTATCTTGCGGCCTCGAGTATCTCGTCTACGGTGTCGTTCGCCTCATCGATCAGAGTCTGCTGAAGGATGTTAGTAGACGTAAACGCCGTAACTTCCGGGTCCCCAATAGTGATCAGGGCCTCGTTGACGCAAACTCCTAAAGTTTTACTCATTGACCCACCGCCTTCGTTCCATTACTTCCTTTTTTTCGCCTTCTTCGCCTTCGCCCAAACCTTCGCCTTCGCCCTTAACCCGCCTAAGAGTCTTGATTCCTCTGACGTCAAGGCCGCACCGGTAAGACGCCTTATAGCTTTATCCGTCAGTTCTGCCGGCGAAATCGCCGCACCGGTTCTGCGCCTCATGGCTTTTCTAAAGGGGGTGGTTGGGCTAGAACCTTCACCCGTACTTAGTCCAGCAATACCTGTTCTGGCAGTTTTCTTTGTTGTCCGCTTTGCCGGTTTTCGACCTGTAGCCATTGTATTTCTCCTTGGGGTGCGTTTTACTTTCTCAGTCCACGCGATACCAGACGTAGAGACTGATCTCGTCTGCTGACGCAGCAGAAGTCGTGGTCAGCACCAGGTCTCCCGTTGACCCGGCTGCTGTCTTTACGACACCGTCGAGACCGTTCCAGGTAAAGTCGATATCCTGCTGCTCCGTAGGTGCAAGCACGGAGGACAGGATATGCTCGTTTGACGTTGCATCCCAGAGGAGCGTGAACTCAATTCCTGCCGTGACGATCCACTTGATTCTCTGGACCGTGACCAGGTTTGTATAGTTCTCAGCTGACAAATCCACCAGGACAGAAGTTGTCAGGTTATCCGTATTGGCCCAAACGGCGTTCCAGGAGAGGAACCCGTAGTGGCCGACAGTTCTGCTATAAGTGGTTGGTGTGGGTGCGGCCATCTAAATCACTCCCTTATGCCGTCTATGATGTGGTTGTAGAGTTCCTGATAATGATCAGGCGCGTTTTCCTTCTCGTGATGTACTGCGTCTTCGTCAAAATTCATATTCGCTTCTGTTGTCACCTCAAGTTCCAGATCTTCCACTAATGCGTCCAGGCCGAATCCGGTCGGGAATTCCACGAACTCCGCCCCGAACGATACCAGGCACCGGTTGTATCTTTCCCAGAGCTTAAGGGTGTATGTCGGTTCAAACCCGTTTCTTTTCTCGAGGGATCGTACGACAGCCATCGGATGCCGTATTGGGGCGACGAGTTCTGCTGATGGGAAGGAGTTCTTAAAAATCGGCCAGGTAAAACTGATCCTGGGGTCCTTGAACAATATCAGGTCTTCGGTAAATCCCTTAAGGATTTCCCGCTTAACTGCGAGGGTCAGTTCCAGTGTGATATTTACAGAGGAAGGAGGATGATCCCAGGAGGAGTCGTAGCTTTCCAGGATCTGTTCGTTCAGGGCGAGGACATACCTGTCCTCCCAGAACCCGTGAGGGTTGTCCGGCTCACCCCACCCTGCCCGGCTACCGATATCGGCACCGCAGAGATTCAATGTCCGCGCCAGCCAGGACGTGCCTGACCGGTGCATACCCGCAACGAGAACTATCCGTAAGTCGGTATCAGGGTGTCGGGGTGTTTCTTCTTCAACAACTCCTTGTTCTCCCTGTCCAACTGATGATAGTTCGCCAAGTCCTTGATCGTCTGAGATCCCCAATGCCATACAAACAACCTCCTGTCAAGCAGGAGTTTCATTCCTTTTTCCTTCGCCCGAAGCGACCAATCCAAGTCGTCCGACAGGCCAAGGCCGAACTCTTCATCGAGTCTGCCAACTTTCTTCAGTCCAAACTTCGAGACCGCGATCCAGAACCAGGACAAGGTCTCTACCACCCCCAACCTGGGTCCCGGTGCTGTGAAGAGTTGATGCCCTAAAACGTAGTTTGAGACCGCTCCAATAGCCGCAACACCCTTGCCCCGGATGTTTTCATCTACAACATCCTTCCATCCAGGCGTCAGCATCACAACATCATCATTAGAGATGATCGTATGATCATCGTCCCCGAAGTGATCGAGTCCCGCGTTTACGTTACCAGGGAATCCAAGGTTATCCGGCAAGTACAGCGGGTCTACCTTGAACCGCTTGAGTAACGCCCTCAATTCGTCCGAGGCGTTCGCGGCGACGACGCATATACGCATCTTTGGGGAGGTCAAACGGTAACTCTCGAGTGTTAACGACAAAGCACGATGACATCCGAGAGTAGGAATCAGAACTTGCATACCTGTTTGCCTCGTTCACGGTCTTGAGTGATTCTACCTCTGTCAGATGTTCCGCCATGCAGGCTGAATCCGCATAGATCGGAACACCTCTCTCTTGCATCTTGCAGCAGAAATTTATGTCCTCGCCTCCGAACGGCAGTAACGTGCCGTCGGGATTGAGTCTCAGTTCAAACAGCGGCCCCTCAAGATTGAACACGTCCTTGCGAATACACATCAGGGCCGCGCCTGCCGCGTAGATCTCCATCGGCTCCGGCAAAAACTTGTCGATGGACAAGAACTCTTCATCTTCGTTCAGCTCGTGACAGGTAAAGAAGAAGCGCCCGAACTTCCACGTCAGAACCGGACCCACGATTACGGGCTTGTTTCTTTTTGGAAGTTCCAGGACGGAGTGCGGTGGTGCGACATCATCGTCAAACATGATCAGGAAGTCGGGTTGTTTTTTTCTGGCCTCTGCCACTATCTCGTTCCGGGCAAGGGCCACGCAAAACTTATTCTGATGCCAATCCGCGTCCCAATCAGTGTTCTTTTGAAGCCACGACAATGCCGCCGCCGACGCCACGTGGGGATGTCCTCGAGTCGGTACCCGAAGCATCACCTTCATTTCTTCGCCACCTTGAGTTTCGGCTTCTTTGCGGACGTTTTCTTTGAGCCGCCCTTGACGACTTTCAGGGCCTCACCCCTTGACACCGCGTAAACCGCAGCAGACCACCTTGCACCCGCGTCTACGAGATCGGCCACCTTCCTTGTGGCCTCTTCTCCTTCCTTGAGGGCATACTGTTCATCTGGGTGCTTTTCCAGGTATGCCTTACGCAATGACTTTACGCTGCCTTCCTGTGTGTGCAGATAGGCAAGCGCGTCGAATGTAAGTGACATCAGGAGCCTGCGACAGTTACATCATCAAATACCGCTGCGCCTGGCGTTGCGGCGAATATACCTGAAATGTTGGCATCAGCAGACGGCGACGTGTTGTCGGTTGTGTAGTCGCAGAGGTTTCCTGCGGCTACTGCCGTCAAATAGTTCCCTGAAGACGACGTAGTCGCAGAGGCGGCCATTAGAATGCAGATAGTGTTTGCGCCGGTCACCCAGATGTTGGAGTTAATGCACATATTGAGCGTGCCATTCTGATAGACACCCGCCGTGCCGTCTGTCTGAATCTTCAGGTTTTCAAACAGACATCCATCACCCGCATTGCTGATGGCATACTGGCCTTGGTTTGCCGACACGCCATCATAGATCCAGCAGTTCCTGACAGTGATTTCGTCGTTGCCTGCACCGATAACAATGCCGTCCTGGTCGTAGTCGTGAATCCTGCAACCCTCAATCAGGCCGTTAGTGGACACAGTATCTGCCGACACGTTGATGCCATCCGTGTTCGTTGCGGAACCCTCCATATCCAAGAACAGGTTCCTGAGTACGAAGTCAGTTGAAACCGTTGCATCCCCGATGTCAATCAGGTCGATGTTCGCCGTAGTGGTGTTATGGTCGAGCGTCAGATTCTCCACCGTCACGTTCGCGGCATCAATCGAAATCATTTCCACGGAGTCTGTCGCGCAGGTGATGACTGATGGGTTGCGTGTCAGCGGACCTGTTTCCGTGTATCCGGTCAGAGTCACATCCGCATAAATCATCGTCAGTGCGGCAGTGATCGTTACCCCCCCAGGCAGGAGAACCACCGTATCGCCTCTCCCGCCGACACAGTTGTCCAGGCCCTGCTGAATCGTTTTGAGGGGATGTTCGACCTTGTCTCCGTCGTTGGAGTCGGACCCGTCCGCCCCAGATCCCTGGAACGGCTGCGTTCCGCCAGCCACGAAAAAGACTTGTCCCCCAGGTTTGTCGAGGTTTACCCATCTACCTCTTGCGTAAGTCAGATTTGCCAACTTTATACCTCCTTAAAAAGAAGTAGGGGCCTTTGGCCGAGGCTACTCGGCCCCCTCAATGACCGCAATGGTACACGGCCCCGAAGTTCTACTCCCTATGCCCCTTCCGTGAAGAAGACGCCTCGAGGATCGGCCCATCCTGAAGACTGACGGTACCAACCCTTGAACTTGATGTCGCCGGTGTCGAAGTCGAAGATATCGGCGGTCGTGAACGCCTTGCGGTCATACACGCTTAACTTGTGATTCTCTTTCGCTGCGAGTATTCCCCAACTGTTGTTGTTTGTCAGATAATCCCAAACAACGAGCTTCAACCCCAGGTCGTTCAGGGGGTTGATCGCGTTCAGCTCCGACTCTGGGTCCTGTGAGGACCCAAGGAGTTTTGAAGCTGTCCACTGAAGATCCGGCGGTACGAGCAATACCCTGGGCTGGATCTGGAGTCGCTTTCCGCCGCCATCTCTCTGGTTGCGGAAATCGATCAGCATCTGTTCCAGGGATGCCACGGACAGGTTCGCCGGGTTCGTCAGTTCGTTCTTGTAGGTTTCCCCGTTCTCGCGTACATGAGCCGAGGAGAACAGTTCCACCCCGTCACCGCCGGTGTAGCCACTGTCGAACCCGTTGTTGAAATGGTTCGCCAGTGTCGTTTCCTCGGTCGCGTATGCCATGCGTCCAAGTTCGGCAGGTGAGTCGTCCATGATGTTGTAGAGATCGTCAGACCACTGCTCCTCGGAGATCCTGATACCCTTCGCACGATTTGTGTGCGTGAAGGTCGTCAGGAACCCCTCGTTCGGGGCGTCGTAGTTGACAGCCTCTCCCTCGGCTTTCGTGTCAAACGTCCCGAGACCGCCGAAGGTCAGGGCATGTTCGCGGTACTGACTGGAGTCGTAGACATTAAAGATCTGCGACCTCCCAATCGGTTCCCGCTGCGTCCATGCCTGATAGACAGTCATGTGGATACCACGTGTCGTGGTATCGTTCGGGAAGTTTTGAGTGAGAGCAAGTGCCAAGTGATTTCACCTCTCTTTCGATTTGGATTATTATATACCGGTGCCGGTTCTCAGTACGTGTTCGTTGCACACTACCCGAAGAATCGAGTTCGCTCCGACCGATTGCTCCGCACTGGAAATGAACTGGAGCAACTGGAATCCTGCCGTCGTGGCAACCGTGGTAGAGATATCGATCTCGTGCCTGCCGAGAAGGAGTTTGATCTCTCCCGCGGTGGCGATGTGGTCACAGTTCGTCCCGATGTGGGTTGCGGCGAAAGTTGTGCCGACACCGTCATCCTGCGCCAGGAATTCCTGCATTGGGTGATCTGCCACTGGGGTCGTACCTGCGGCAGATCCCGTCAGGAATCCGATAGCGGACCCGATCAGGACGGTATTCCCTGCCGCGGCGGCATTGATCTTGCCGTCATTGTCCAACTGCACGACGTCCATCTTGAAGATCGCCGTAGAAGAGTCACCGTCACGTCCATACGGTCTCGCCCGAACCAAGGGCGTAGGCTTAAACCCGAAAGGTATATTTGGATTCGCCAAGTTTTCTCACCTCCCTATCGTTTGTGTTCTACATGATTCTCGCCGCGACCGGGCAGGTCGATATTCATGCGTTCTCCTTTTTCTGCCGCCCTTGCCCGACGCATCGCGTTGTCGTGAGA